CTGTTGGAGTGCTTCATAATTTGGATGCGTCAGGCGTTGCTTGATGGCGTAGAGAAAGTCTGCAGCTAACTGCTGGGTTTGAGATACGATGAGTACTCTAAAGTTAGGGTTCTGACAAACCTGCCAGGTGACGTAATCAATGGTCACAGTCATAGACTTGGCGTGGTTTGGCGGGATATTCAAAAGAATACGGTTATTAGCCAGACCCTTTTCGTACTTCATAGAAGGGTGTAGCCAGCCAGGTTCGCGGCCTTCTATTACATCAATCAAGTTCTGCTGGTGTGGGAAGGTGCGGGAGTGTAAATACTTCTGGCGAAACTCGGCAAAGGTTAAGTCGTGAACATCGGAGGCTGCAAAGGACTTGTCCTTCAGACCAAGGCGTGTTCGGTCAACCTTGTCTGTAAAGATCTTGTCGGTTCTACGATAGTACTCATAAGTCTTAATGGATTTACCGGCGGATGCACAAGCTGCCTCAATGGTCATACCCTCTGCTACACAGCCAAGGATAATTCTCTTGGCTATGTCTGCGCTGTTGTCAGCCATTGGACTCCTGCTTCATTAACATCTCGTAGGCCACAATCGCTGCCGCGATTTGGCGACGATCTGCTAGGCGTTTTTCCTTAGACTTAAGAAGCTGTAACCCTTGGTTCTTTCTGTAGTACTGCCTGGCGTACTCAAGTTTTTGTTCACGAGTTCTCATACTAGTTCTCCACATCGCCCGTAATCGGATCTTATCTTTATACTAGGCTGAGTAGATTTTTAATAGAGCTATCCCCACTAAAAGTACTAGGCAGATCGGGCTTAACGCCCGAAGGAGCCACAGCGAACTGAGGGGTAAGTCAGTACTCGGCCTAGGGGCCTCGCTAGAGGCCAACCAAGGGTCGTAAAACATACTCTCCCCGTTTTACTCCCCTACTATATATAAGGCAGGAAATGATCGTCAATTCTCGTTTTCATAATGTGAACTACATCACAGTATATATAACCGCAGGTCAGAGGCTATATTGCAGCTTTGACTTTAGCAAATATTTTTTGTTGGGGAGTATACAGACACCCGCGGTCAGAACTTAAATGGGGGGGTGTCCGTTTTCCTGCCTGCACGGTTATCCACAGCCTTGCTTGCCCTGTGGATACAGCCTGTGGATAACTTTCTAGAACAGATGTTCGGGCGGACTCTACTTCGGGCAGGTCACAGGTATAGTCACCCAACAATTAAACAACCCAACCAACAGCCAACCCAACAGACCAGCAGCCACAACAACCGCCAGCATTCTCAGCAAGATCCAAAGTTACCAGGTCAGCTCGTCGAGTAACTTACAGCTGATGCATTGACATTATGCCCTCATCTGTCTACCGGTTGCCAGCCAAAAGCGTTACCAAATTGTTACCATTTTTGGTGTCCTATTGTTCCCAAATGGGGGAGGCTCGTGTATTCTTTTCCTATCAACTCAATCCCGAGCTGATTATGAAAGGGTTACAAATGGATAAAACACTTAAGGAACTAGCAGCAGAATTAAACATAGATGAAAAGCATTTTGACCGCGATTTCCTAATGTTGGACAATCGTTTCGCGGTTATGCAAGATGCAAAAGGTTTACATCTAACCGACGTTTTTTCTTGGGCATCTTTCAACCCGATCAAAATCGGGCGCAAATCAAATGCCACAATCAAGGGTTTGCAATTCCAATTAGGACAATACAAGGTTTACATTAAGCAATTACAGGAGGCAAAATAAATGGAAACAATCAACAAAAAAGGCTTTTGGGATTTAATCGAAACACCTGCAGCAAATGTCGCTGAGGTAACCAACCTCATCCATTGGTCTATGAATTACGACAACCGAACAGGTACGCCTTATTACATCTTTTTAGACCTTATCGGCTATTCACACGAGAACTACGGAGACAATCTATTCAAGGGCAACCCCCGCGATGTATTGGGATTTCTTGAGATTGATTACTTAGGCGATGCGCTCAAGGAATACGCGAACAATCCGCAAGCCGTAGAGGATTGGATTGCCCTACTTATGGAAGCAGAAACAATGGAAGCGGAGGCGAACAAATGAAACAAGGATTTACATACACGCTCACGGCTGGCTTTATCGTAGACCATAAACTCACAGAAGGGGAGATTGCTGCCTTGATTCTACAGGTTGCCCCTCAACTAGAGGAACCGGTCACGGATGAGGGCGAGAGTGTTGAGTATGAGATAAAGCTCCTCAGCTGTGAAATTGAAACAGACCTACCAGGAGAGAGGTGTGAGTGCAAATGATTACCAAAAGAGGTTGGCTTGTGGTTGGGATCTTGATTGGGTTGGGTATTTGGGGGCTGTGGGAGGTGGCGAGCCACCTTCTGTGGACCGGTAGCGGCTGGGAGTGGTGTGAAAATATATTAACGTGCGAGGGAGAGGGTAAGTAATGGACACACTAGAGCAGCTAATCAATGAGATATATGAGGATAACTATTCTCACTTAGAGTTTAATGACAATATGGGAGGAGAGTGTGATTGCCATATTCACACAACACTAAACACTATCGTTAAGTATAGAGATAAGGGAGAGAGTAATGATTAGTTGCGAGTTGCAGGACTTAGAGGATCTTATGGGTAAAGCTGGTGTGTTATTAACTGGTAATGCCTACGACAAGGCGCAAGATTATTTACAAGATAGTTGCTCTTGCGCTACCTATAACTATTTACTGGGCTACAAGATAGGGAGAGAGTAATGAGTTATGACTACCGTGTTACTTTCGTAACCGATTACCTAACTATAACTACTAATGTTTGCTTAGAGTTTGATGAGACTACGGGTAATTGTAGTGATGAGGCGTACGAGCAAGCCACGATTAGCGGTGTAAATAACATAGTAGATGAGCTAGGCCATTTTGATGAGACACTTATCAACGACATAACGGTAACGCTATTACTAGATGAGGAGGAGGTAGAGTTAAATGAAAGATAAGTGTAGATATTGTGGCTTGAGAGGCTTAGTACTATCCACTATCAATGCAGACTATTCTTGCGAGCACTGTGGAGAGTGGCAAAATGCGGTACTTAATAGCGCGTGGGAGGTAGCCGGTTATGAGCTACGGTAAGTGTTGGGTATGCGGGTGCCTAATGAGTGGCGATAGCCAGACAGTAGAGGGCAAGGTAACCTGCGATAGATGTGGGTGGAACTCCGGGAAAGATGGGAGCTACTAATGAGCGAGCCTAGACTTAATGATCCTGTATCGGAGGAGCCTAGTTACTGGCGCTGTAATGGGTGTAATGAGTACTTTCACCCAGAGAAATACGATTGGCACGTGGACGAGGAATGCCCTGGTCCATTAGGAGTGAGTGAGGGAGAGAGTAATGAGTAAATGGACAGTATGGGTAGGCGGTAGTGAGATGAGTAGTAACCTACTAACTAAAGGGCAAGCGGTATCAATAGCTAATGATTGGTTTAATCGTGGCTATAGTGATGTAGTAGTAGAGGAGGTAGCGTAATGAATAGAGAATACTTAGAAGCTAAGTTCGATCTATGTATCAATGAGGCTGAGAAGGACTTACAGCAGGAGGAGATAGCGCGAGCTATCGCTAACCTACGCAGGGCGAACTCTGCCCTGTCGCAGCTATTCGGTTTCGAGGAGGAGGAGGAGAATGAATAATTACCTTAGAGAACAGATTGACCGCAAGAAAAGAGAGATAGAATTACAAAAGCAATCAAGTAACATCTATACCATTCACCCGCCTAAGTCTGACCTGATCCTGTTCTATGAAGTGGTCGAGGCTGAGGGAGAGAATACTTGGGGAGGGGCTGATGCAGGACAAGCCATTCAATGGCTCACTCACGCACCGGCAGGCTCACGCCTGTTGGTGAGTGCGTGGGATAGTGATGAGGAGGACGCTCACCTTGTAGGGCAGACGCTAGACATCACCGAGATAGTAAGGGCAGCGAGCTTATGAGCCTGGTACTAGGTCTAATCGTAGTAATGCTGGTAGTCTATGCCCTCATAGTGTGGGAGGACAAACTTAATGACTGATGATGCCAAGCGGAGAATGGCTACAGCTAGCCGTAAGGCAGTCAGAGATCGTAACTACAGACGTGCAAGAGACAGGGCGTTGGTTCGCCTTGCTCATCTATACCCTGATACCTATAAGCAGTTGCTCGAAATGGAGAAGATAGAAGATGAAAAGCAAGGGAAAAATTGGATTAGCATTGACGGTACTACTGTTCTCAGCGTGGGCGTACACACACGAGCCACAGGTACAGACGATCTTGCATACGCCAGTAATGCAGGCCAGGACGAAGGCAACAATGGAGGAGAAGCGTGAGAACAAGGCGCTTACGATTAGTTTCCTCAATGCCCTCGGATACAACGATAGCCAAATCAAATGTGCTATCACCTTATGGACCCGTGAGAGCAGGTTTGACCACCTCGCAGACAACAAGCGATCAACAGCTTACGGAATTGCTCAACTCCTTGGAGAACGTAGTAGCCAGCCTGAATTACAAATCCTTCGAGGCGTACGATACGTTGAACATCGCTATCGAGGCAGTTTCTGCAGCAGTCTCCGCCACTCAGACCAAAAGGGTTGGTACTGATGCTGACCGGTGTTAGTTTATTTGCTGGAGTCGGAGGCTTTGACCTTGCTATGCAACGACAAGGAGTAAAGGTCGTAGCTAGCGTTGAGATAGATAAGAAGTGCAATGAGGTACTAGCTCAGCACTTCCCTGATGCAACACAATTCACAGATGTAACTACAGTTAAGGGAGAGGACCTAATAAATGCAGGATTTAATCCAAGCACAGGAATTATTACAGGAGGATTTCCCTGCCAAGACCTCAGCGTCGCTGGCAAACGCGCTGGTCTTGCTGGCGCACGAAGCGGGTTATTCTGGGAGATTGCAAGACTTGTGGAAGAAACGCAAACAGAATACTTCATCATTGAAAACGTACCTGGTTTGCTATCCAGTAACAAAGGAGCAGATTTTGGAGTCGTCATCGGGACGATGGCCGACATCGGGTATTCTGTCGGATGGCGTGTGCTTGATGCTCAACACTTCGGAGTACCCCAGCGCAGGCGTCGCGTCTTCATCGTTGGGAGACGTGCTACTAGCGGAGGCGTTGCCGAAATACTCTTTAAGTCAGAAGGCTTGCGAAGGGATCTTACGCAGGGCCAACAAGCGAGGCAAGACCTTGCCGGAGAAACTGCAAGCAGCTTTGGTCAGACAGGCTTCGCCAAGTACACACCAGGAGTAACAACTCTTACAGCTACAACATACAAACGACCTGAAGATAATGTGGTTGTAACTGCATCATCTTTTGGTGGGTATACAGAAGGAGTAGGCACTCTTCGTGCCAATGGTGGAGATCTAGGTGGAGGAAGTGAGAACCTTGTGGTTCACCAAGAGTAGACGAGCACAGAATGTGGACGACTATGAAACCTGGATTGAAGGAGGAGTAATGCCAACGCTAAACCAATTTGATAATGGTGATGTGCGAACGACAGTCATTGTCTTTCACCCTCACTACCACGATGGAGCTAGAGTACAAGGAGATACAATGAATACACTTACATCACGTATGGGTACAGGTGGGAACAATGTATCTGGTATTGCTACACCAACCAACGTGCGCCGCTTAACACCAGTAGAGTGTGAAAGATTGCAGGGTTTCCCTGATGACTGGACTGCTGGACAGTCAGACTCTCATCGTTACAAGCAGATGGGTAATGCAGTAGCTGTACCTGTAGTAGAGTGGATCGTGCAGAACATAGTAGATGTGGCTAAGGTTTCCTAACCCTTTTCCTTAGCACAACAAAGCCCCATCAGTCCGTTCGCTGGTGGGGTTTTGCTTTACCCTCCAGTAGAGTAGAAGCCTTTACCCTTGAAGGTGATAGCGGGAGAGTCCCACTTACGGACCATTGGTATGTGGCAGTCAAAGCACGAAGGCTCACGTGGTTCCTCGTGGATACTACGTTCAATAGTTAATACTGTGTTGCAATCAGGGCAACGATAGTCGTACTGCATCAGAGTTGCACGGCTTCATCAATCGGTAAGTAACCTACTAACTTGTCAACCTTTTCAACACGATCAAACTCTGTAGTCGCTGGCATCTGGTGATTAAACCATACTGGTTCTGGTAAATCTAATAGGTCAAAGGAAAAGATACCAGCAGGGGTAGAGTTGATGTAGTAGGGAACTAAGTCACGCTCTGCTGCTTGGGTTATCAGTTTGCGATACTTCATCTCTTCAATCAGTAGCGTGGGATAGTGAGTAGCCCTGCACTTTAACTCTATGTAGTGACCTGCTTGCCTAGAGATACAGTCGTAAGCATCGAAGATACCCTCAGACTTTACTAGGTCTGGATACAAACTCTCACGCAAGAAGGTAAACAATAACTCTTCGTTCATTGCCAGGGACTAACCCCGCCAAGATTATCCTGCAATCTACGCAAAGACTGAGCGCACCTACGATCTGCGGTAGAGATAGCACATTCTAGGACTTGTGCTATCTGTTGCAGGGTGAAGCTCTCGTGGTGGCGCATACGAAGGATAGACTGGTCCTCTTGGTCTAGTTTAAGAAAGCCATTCTTGATGTCAATGAGGTTAGCAAGTAGGTTGCCACCTTCTGCTGGAGAGGATGAACCTTTAGGTTGCCCATCTCTAATCATCTCTTGTGCCTGCTCTAATACTGTGCCATCTATGACTGATGCAATAACAAAGGGTAGCAACTGACCAAGCGTTGCTGACTCGTAGTAAGCCTCATCATTAGTCTGATAGCCAGACTTAGCAGCCTTCTCTTTACGAGCATAGCGTTCTGCTACACGCCTCATCTGCCAGGCAATGCGTTGCTCGTTGTGTTTGCGTCGCTCTTCGATAGGTTCCATTAGATCTATTATGTGATCTTCAACCCTAGTCATAGCCCAAGCCATTAACTCTTGCTTGATGTCATCCTTTTCAACATAGGCTTTATACCTACGATGAATAGTGTTAGCAACGCTAGGTACCAAGTCATAGATTACTGGGTGTAGTTCAGTCATTTGTAATCCTCTGTTGAGCGATAGCGTGATACTCTGCGTCCATCTCTATACCTATAAAGTTACGATTTAATTCCTTACAAGCCAACGCTGTAGTTCCTGAACCCATAAATGGGTCTATTATTGTGTAATCAGGTGGCAAAATACCAACAATTCTCTTCATAACTTCTAAAGGCATTTGACAAGGGTGAGCAGTCTTGTCTTTAGATACGTTTTTAACTTGGTTTATTTCCCACCAATCATAAAGCCTTGCAGTTTTACCATCTGCAATTCTTTGCATAATTCTTTTATCTGTAGGGTTTTTATATGGTTGCCCATATTGTTTGAAGTCAGGCTTAATGCCAAAGAATGCTATGTCTCTGTGCTGCTTTGCAGTGTTGGAGTTATATACCCAACTGACAACTTTCTCAGGAAACTCACCAACCTGAAAAGCAATCTTGTAAATCTCTTCAGGATAATGAATAACTACAAATGGACCATATTGGAATACAGATGCAAGCATTTCGTAATACTCTGTTGAGTCCATATTATCTTTATAGCTGTTGTAATGGTAGCCCACGTTAAAAGGTGGGTCAGTAACAATTACAAACTTCTTTTCTTGTACATTTATCTTAGGTAGTTCTTCTAAACAGTTACCTAATATCAATTTGCTTTTAAGTTCAGTCACAGTCTGGTAGCACCTGATCTATAGTGTGCTGAATGTTCAGCAGCTTGATGGCAAGAAAATCTATGTAGTTACTAGCATCAGCTAACTCTTCAATCAACTCTCTTATGGTGTCTGATGTAGTAAATGACTCAAACTTCTGACCCTTAGCGTGTGAGTACTGCTCGTGTCCTACACCTTTGACTCGCATAGCACGAAGAGATGCGAAGGACTCAATGAAAGATGTCAGGTCCTCAGTGCTTACACCTAGCGCACGATACCCAGTAACAGCAGCGTGATCTACTAGCGGGTTGGTTGTGGGCGTATCAGTATTGTCTGGCTCATCCTGTCCTGGTGCAAGATGTGAAAGCCCATATGCTGCAAAGTCTGTAACATTATGACCCACTCGTTTTCTGTCATTGTCATACATTCGACTCCCCTATCAGTAGTTTCCTTGTAGCATCAATACCATTAGCCAAGTAATAATCATTGATGTCCATACCTGGTGGTAGTGTAACAATCTGTGAGTTCATTACCTCATTCGCCACGCGCTTAGCAAACTCAGCTCCAGGGTTAGACCCATCCTCTTTAACATCATTGTCGCCAACGACATAGATAGTTTCATAACCTGCAAAGAGCTTTGGAAAGTGTGGCTTCCACGCTGCAACGCCTGGTACTCCCACTGCTGGTATCCCAAGTTCTCCGCTAGTGACTATCGCATCTAGTTCACCTTCACATACAACGATGTGTGGTGAGTCAATGGTGATGTCACAAACATTAAACAGATGTGCCTTCTGCCCAGTAGGAGATCCGTACTTAGGCTTAGCCTCATCTAATCGTCTGAACTTAAAGCCAACACAACCACCGGAAGCAGTGATGTATGGGATAGATAGCCACCCTTCATACATCTCGTGACCATTGATTGGGTTGGTAATAGTTCCTAAATGGAACAGTCCTGCTGTCTCTTCAGAGATCCCACGTGCGTTTAGTACGGCCAGT